ACGTGATATTTGGCGCTAAACTTGGTATTGCAGCACAATCCACGATGCATAATAGAATGATTGGTTATAACGTAAGAACAATTAGTTATTCTCCTACATTCACTACAGTTAGAATATCAGAAGACTACGCTACAACTACTAATTCAATAATGCCTGTAGGTGGTTTATTTATTCGTTATAATTCGAGAGTATCTCCTTACATATCTGTAGATAATTTTTCAGGTGTAGCATTAGGAATTAGTATAAACGTTTTATAATATTTCTTAATTACAATTATAACTTGAATGTCTAGTATGACTTAAACTACTACACTTGCATTTAACGATGCTTGGATCAGGCACCTTAAATTTAGTTCAGTTTTTGTCAACTTCTGAACGTGGGAGGGTTTAAAAAAATCAGTAAGTTATTATATCTTTTGTCTTTTATATATTTATTAATGATTACATTGGTTTCTGATTAAACATATATAATGAGCAAAGACGAGTTAATAAGCGATTTGTATAAAAACAAATACGAATGGTTATTACAAGTTTCTAAGAATTTAACAAACAATCATGCAGACGCTGAGGATTTAGTTTCAGACCTGTTTGTACGTTTGTCTGAGTATAAGGATATTAATAAACTGATATTTTTAGGGCGGGAGTTAAATTTGTTTTATATTTTCAAAATGCTGAAATCTCAGCATATCAATAATGTCAAACGCAAAAAACAAACGTTTGAACCGTGGAACGATTCATTAGAACACGTTCCAGACGAATCATACGATTTATCTAAAGATCAAGATTGGGAACGTCAATACGCCACAACGATGGCTGTTATAAACGATATGAATTGGTTTGATAGCAAACTGTTACAAACGTATATATCTGAAGATCATTCGATTGCATCATTATCTCAGGCTACCAACATATCAAAATCAACGATATTTACATCGTTAAAAAAATCAAAGTTATTTATTAAACAAGAGGTATATGTTAGAAACAGAACCACATCGTCTAGTTGAAAAACTATATTTAGATCACCATAAAAAACTAATTAACTTTGCTTATAATTTCAGTTCAGATTACGATATCGTTACAGAAATAGTTCAATCAACGTACCTAACATTATTAGAATTTAATGACATTAACAAAATAACTACTGATAACAATGATTTACATTTAGGTTACATTTATATGATTATAAAAAACATGTACTTTAAACAAATAAATTATCAAAAACGTTACCCATTATTACCATTACATTTAGATGTAGAAGAAGTTGAATATGATATGAATTCTGATGTTGAATTTGAACAAAAACACAAACTAGTAATATCGACAGTATCTCAATTAGATTATGATTACAAACGTGTTTGGGAGTTAATCACTACAGGCAAATATACAGTACCAGAATTATCACGCTTAACAGGTATTGCAGAAACAACTCTTAATAAAATGATTAAAAAAGTAATTAACACAATACAAGCTAAATATATTGAGGATTCGCGTGAAATTCCTGGATACAAACCGCAATCAAATATAAATCACAACAATCGTCGAACGCGACGAATAAAATTAACTGTATGAAAAAATCATTAACATTACTCACATTATTAATTTTGTTACTTTTGTATATTATTGTAGCAGCACCAACATATGTTGTTATTTTAATTTCAAAATACTTAAATAAATTACTATCTTTAATAGAACACCATGTCTTTAAGTACACTGCAACGCTTTAAATTAGGTAATTTCATCGAAAAAATCATAGCCATATTAACATTAGGTTATGGTCATTCAATAGCTGAATACGTTGCACGTAAATTGGGTTATAATTCATGTGGATGCGAAACTAGAAAACAATGGTTAAATTCACTATTTGTAAAAAATGAAATAAAATTATGACAGAAATTCAAGTACTAACAGTAGAAAAAGCTAAGGAAATTAAAGAAATCTTAGATACGATTAAAGAAGTATTACCTGCTCAGTTAATTGATTATGTATATGTTCATTATAAGTGGTATATTAATCCAACTATGGGCAAACCTTGTTCAGGATGTAGTGGTAAGCCATGGGCTAATATGATAAAAGAGTTACGTGAATTAGTAGATAAAACAATTGCTACTGAAGAACCCGTAATTTTAGAAGATGATAACGAAAACTAATTTCTTTGCATTAATTATTATTATACTAGGTTGTGTTATAGCACTCCAGCAATGTTCGTTTAACGATAAGGAGAAGGAATTATTAAAAGTTAATGGTAAGAAATATGAAGTCATCAAGCGCATTACGGATACAACTTTTATTACGCGAACTAAGACTCGTTATGTTAAAGGAGCAGACATCTTTCACGAAACCATCGTTGAAAGAACCAAAGAAGTACCGACATATACAAAAGTGGATACCCAAATCATTTTACGGGATTATCAATCAAAAATAGTTTATAAAGATAGGTTGGTTTTGGAAAATGGCTTGGGTACCATTGACGTGACAGATACGATTTCTAAAAATAAGATTATAGGACGTAAATGGAATGCTCAGATTAAAGAAAAAACAATTACGAATACAACAATAGTAAAAGAATTACCTAAATTACAAGTATTTGCTGGTTTAGGTGGAGTAGCAGGTAATGGCTTAATTTTAGCTGGACCTAAGTTAACATTAAAAACAAAAAAAGATAATCTATATAACGTAGGATTATTGGTAGACGACAAATTAAACAAATACGTTAGTTTCGGAATGCAATGGAAAATAAAATTGAAGTAGGCGAATACACTTACGGCGCATCGAATATCTCCTTACACACATGGGGAGAAGGTACCAAAGTCAAAATTGGTAAATACTGCGCTATCGCAGGCAATACTCACATTTATTTAGGTGGTAATCACAGAATTGATTGGTTTACAACTTATCCATTCGGACACATTAATACAGATAAATTTCCAGATTTTGATGGTGAAGGACACCCATCTTCATACGGAGATGTAATCATTGGTAACGATGTTTGGATTGGAGATGATGTAACTATCATGAGCGGAATAACAATTGGTAATGGAGCAGTATTAGCTGCACACGCAGTAATTACTAAAGACGTATTACCATACACAGTAGTAGGAGGTAATCCAGCTAAATTAATAAAATATAGATTTGATTTAGGTACTATTGATTATTTACAACAATTAAAATGGTGGGATTTACCAGAATCTACAGTAAATAAATTATCACCAGCATTATGTTCATCAGATATAACTAAAATAGGAAAAATACTAAACGAAATTAAAAAATGAAAATAGCAACTATTATTAATTACTGTACAAACGATTACCGATTCATTAAAACATGTATCGATGCTGTACTTCCATTCTCATCTCAAGTATTAGTACCAGTAGCTGATCATTTTTTCGATAACACACCTGAAGATTTTGATTTAATTCAACGTTCACGTGAGGAAAATCCAGGTGCTGAATTTTTATATTACGAATATACTCATGACGAGCAAAAACCACCTAGAATATGGCATAACATATCTAGAGCAATCGGTGCTGATAATTTAAACGATGATATTGATTGGGTATTATTCTTAGATTCAGACGAGATAGTAGATACAGAATTATTCCAGAAATGGTTAGCAGATAGAACATTAAAATTTGGTATGCATAATTCGTTTAAAATAGGTAATTATTGGTATTGGCGCGAACCTATATATCGAGCAAAGGCAGTTGAAGATAGTGCAGTTTTAATACGTAGATCATCAATTAATATTGACTTACGTGACATATATCGTGAACGTGAACAATTTGAATTTCAAAATACACCAAGAAATGTATTACAAGACGATCAACCAATGATTCATCATTATTCTTGGGTACGAACTAAAGAACAAATGTTAAATAAAGTTAAAAGTTGGGGACATGCTAATGATGCTAACTGGCCTGCATTAATTCAAGAAGAATTTAGTCGTGATTTTAACGGTAAATGCTTTGTTAACAGATACGAATTCGAAACAGTTGATAACAAATATAATCTATAATGAAAGAAATATATAACAAAATACTAACTACAACGAACGAGCAATTAGACGCTATAGATATGTCAGCGTTCAAAATAAACGATAATGTTCCAGTACAATGGTTCTATGGTTTATCAGGTAGAGAACATTACAGATTACTAACTCACATTAGTTCAATGTTTGAATATCAAACACTAGTTGATGTAGGAACATACCAAGGTTCGTCTGCTGTAGCATTAGGTGCTTCATCATATAATAAAGTTAAATCATTTGATTTGATTGCACAACCTGAAATCGAATATATTAAAAAAGATAATATTGAATTTATTTTAGATGATGTACGAAGTTATAGTGATATATTAAAATCATCACCTGTGATTATGTTTGATGTAGATCATGACGGTATATTCGAGGATATATTCTATAAACATTTACTAATGATTAAATATAAAGGTATAATGATTGTGGATGATATTAATTTAAATGCAGATATGTGGAAATTCTGGGCATCAATTCATAAAACTAAAGCAGAAATAACTCGCATAGGACATTGGTCAGGTACTGGTATTGTACTGTTTGATTAAAACTGTGTTATAACGTAGACAACATAAATCTTACATTATGCCATTCGAAAAAGGACAAGTATCAGGTAGACCAGTAGGTGCTGAAAATAAAAATAGAGCAACATTACGTGAGGCTATTTCTAAAGCAACTGAAGGACAATTACCTGACTTTCTTAGAACATTAGAAGAATTAAGAGAAGAACAACCAGCTAAATTCTTAGAAATATACCTACGTTTACTAGAATACAGTATACCTAAATTACGTTCAATTGATACAAACGTTGAATTAGGTCAAGATACGATATCTAAAATTGTAGTTGAAGTAAAAAAATAAATGGAAGTTACTCTACAGGCTACGCCAGTATTTGAAATGAATTATGGTGCAACATCACGTTATGTTGTAAACCAGGGAGGAACACGTTCATCTAAAACGTATTCTATACTTCAAGTATTAATTTTAAAAGCGCTTGAATCCAGTATACCGTTAACAATATCGGTGGTAAGGAAGACATTACCAGCATTAAAGAAATCAGTATTAAAGGACTTTATAGCAATACTGGAATCAATGCAGCTATATAATCCAGATGATTATAATAAAACGGAAGGAACATATATACTGAATTCATCGATATTTGAATTCTTTTCAGTTGATAACGAACAGAAAATACGTGGTTCGAAACGTAATTACTTATTTTTAAACGAGGCCAACGAACTATCATATGAGGATTTCTTTCAATTACAAATTAGAACCACAGAACAAATATTTGCCGATTATAACCCATCAGATAATATATCGTGGATTTATGATTTAATTGAGCAACGTGCTGATGACGTTAGTTTCTTTAAAACAACATATAAAGATAATACATTCTTAGATGAATCCATAGTTAGAGAAATCGAAAAACTACGTGATACAGACGAGGATTATTATCGAATATATGGTATGGGTGAAAGAGGTGGATCGCGCGAATTAGTGTACAATTTTCACGTGTGTCAACGCATACCTGATTATGCTCAATTACTGGGTATAGGTGTCGATTTTGGATTTACAAACGACGTAACTGCAATTGTACAAGTATATAGATACGAACAAAACGTATATATAAACGAATTAATATACCAAACACATTTAACTATATCAGACATAGTATCAATGCTTAAACAATTAGATATTGATAGACATGAAATGATTGCTGATTGGTCTGAACCACGTTCAGTTGAAGAATTAAGACGTGCTGGATTCAATATTAAAGCAACTACAAATAAATCAATTAATCAAGGTATAGACGTTTTAAAACGTTTTAAATTACACGTAACTGAAGATTCAACAAACGTAATTAATGAATTACAACGTTATAAATGGTTAAAAGATAAAGACGGATTAATGTTAAATAAACCAATAGATGCATTCAACCACGCTATGGATGCTATGCGTTACGTTGCATTAATGAAGTTAACAAACCCTAATCAGGGTAAATATAATATATCAATAGTAGGTTCATCAAATAATTCACGCATAAGAATATGAAATTAACAATTACCTATCCAGACTCATGGTCTGATGTAAAGTACAAAGATTATTTACAATTATACAATCATCTTAAGGATTATGATATTGCAACACCTGAATACCAGGAGGAATTATTATTAGCATCTGCTATTTACTTACATAAAGTACCAGCACAGCATTTTCTGAAATTACCTAATGCTACATTAGAAAAAATACATAATAATACTGTTAGGTTATTTTCACTGGTAGATTCATTACCATTAATACAGACAATAACTGTATTAGATAAAGAATATGGCTTTATTCCTGATTTAGAAACAATAGCGTATGGTGAATATTTAGACTTAGTTGAATACTCAAAAGACTATTATAAAAACATACCTATTATAATGTCTATTCTATATCGTCCAGTAACAAAACATATAGGTAAATTGTATGATATTGAACCATATTCAGGTACAAACGATGATGTAGTACAATTATTTGAACATGCATTACGAATGGACGTTGTATTTTCAGCTACTAGTTTTTTTTTGCATTTACAGAAAGACTGCGTGAACGCTATGACAATCTCTTTGTTGAAACAGGCCCAGACGAACTTAAATACTCAGCAGCTGGAAACTTCCATTCCAAATGGGGAGCGTATACCTCACTTATTGCGCTCTGTGACGGGCAAATTACAAAATTTAATGAAGTAACACAGTTACCAATTCATGAATGTTTAACGTTTTTATCTTATAAGAAAGACGAAACGGTATTGATCGAAGCTCAGTATAAAATGGCATCACAGAAATAAAAATATATTCTTGTGTTATAGTACTATGAGTAAATATATAGATAAATCAAATGTAGGCAAACAGGGTAAACCAACACTAGGTTTAGCAATTGGTCGTGCTGGTAGGCAAGCAGTAGTAGGTTTAGACGGTACTTACTCTAAGAAAAATTATAAAGGCTATTTAATCAATCAAGGTATCGGTAATATTACTGGTAGATACGATGG